ACCATCAGGTACAGATGTGAATGGTGCTACAGTATTTACTATGACTGATTCATTGAATGGTAATACTGATGAGACAATAACCCTTGTCTCAAAAGCCACTGGTGGTGCAGCAAGAGAGACTAAAGAAGCAATTAAATTTAATGCTCCTCTTGCACACGTATCACAAAATAGGGCTGTAACACCAGATGATTATAAAGCTATTATTAAAAACGAATTTGCTGATATTGAAGCTGTCCAAGTATGGGGTGGAGAAGACCATGATGTACCAGATTACGGTAAGGTTTATATAAGTATTAAACCATTATCTGCTGAAACATTAACCGCTGCTCAAAAAATAACCATAAAAACTAATATCCTTAAACCAAAAAATGTTGTGTCTATTACTCCGGTCTTAGTTGACCCAGAATATACCTATATAGATCTTGAAGTCTACTTTAAGTATAATCCTAACCTTGCTACAGTTACAGCAAGTGGTCTTGCAACCGCAATAAGAAATACACTTATTACATATAATAATGACACATTAAAGAGTTTTGGTGGAGTATATAGAGACTCAAATGTTCTTAAAAAGATTGACGATACTAGTATTGCGGTTCTATCTAATATTACTCGTATTAAGATGACTAAAAAGATTACACCGGTGCTTAGTACACCAACTAAATATACACTTAAGTTTAATCAAGCTCTTACTGATTTAGATGCTTCTACTTCAGCTCTCGGTTCTTATGTAACTTCAACTAATTTTACATTTGCTGGGGTTGATGCTAAGCTTAAAGATTTCTATGATATCTCAAGCAATACACGAATTATTCAAATAGTTGATTCAGCTAATTTAGTATTAGATACAAATGTTGGTGATGTAAATGAAGAAGCTGGTACAATTACATTAAATAGCTTTACTCCAACGGCACTTCCTACAGGTTCAACTACAATCGATGTTACGGTTAAGCCAGCATCGTCTGACATATCCCCTACAAGAAATGAATTATTAACAATTAATACCTCAACTGCAACTATAACAGGTGAGATAGACACGATGGCTACTGGCGGTACAACTGCTGGTATCGATTATACTACAGTGAGTAACTAATGGCAAGTTTAGGTAAATATAATATATCATCATATGTAGATGATTTAATACCTGAACATGTACAGTCCTCGTATCCAGACCTTGTTGATTTTATTAAAGTATATGCTTTATATTTAGAACGTTCAAATAAATCTGGATTTTATTTAAACTCACTTGATATTCAAAGAGATATCGATCATGTAGAGTCTGCTCTTCTTACAGAACTTCAGAATGAAATTGGTGTTGCTGTACCAAGAGACTTTGCTACAGACCCAAGAAATTTCTATAAACATCTTATTGAATTTTATAAAAGTAGAGGTACACCAGAATCTATTACATCATTCTTTAGGGTAATATATGATGATGATGTTGAAACATATTTTCCATTTGTAGATTTATTTAATCCATCAGATGGAGATTGGACAGACCAAACAACTGATATTAAAGCAACTCAATCTGCATATACACCTTGGAATATATTTACAATATCTGGAACACCTACGGTTGTAAGTGGAAATAATGATGATGGTAATTCTGCATTTTTTGATGATGATGTTGTATTTGTTAATGATGTATATAAGACTCCAACCACAGATTATGTTGAAGGTGTATATTCAGAATCAAGTACAACAAAGTATAAGTTAACATTTACATCGGCATTGTCAAACGCTGATGTGGTTAAGACATATCCTAAAGGTTTGTTTACTACCGCAAATGGTTTCTTATCAGATAAAAAATATTTACAAGACTCTTACTATTGGCAAAAGTTTTCATATGTTCTTAAGACTGGTAAAAATGTAGCTGATTGGAAGAATGCATTTACAAGATTGGTTCACCCTGCTGGGTTTATCTTCTTTGGTGAGGTTGCAATATTTATTCAATTATTGACTTCAACAAATGACCAAGCACAGTATGGTTGGTTACCAACAGCTGGTAAGATTACTCTTAACTTAGCTGCAGAACAAATTGGTCCAGTAACTTACCATTCGGTTGGAAGTTACTTAGAGAAAACATATACTCATTATGCTAGAGGAAGTTCAGAATTTAGTATTATAGGTATGCAAAATCATTGGGAGAATATGAAGTTCAGATATTTAGGACCAAATAGTGATTTTGCTCGATATACAGTGCAAGATAGTATAAATAACAATATAGGTTTACAATTCGGAATGGGTGGAGCAAGTTCACTCGTGATTTCATAAATAAAATAAAGGAAAAGACATGGCAGCAATTATAACTAGCAAATTTAGATTAGATACAACTAATAAATTCTTGGCTAGTCTTGGCGACAATCAATTCTACATGGCCTTGGGACGGCCTAATGCGTGGACTGATGATACGGTTCCAACAACCCCATATGAAAATGACTATACAAGTAATACTTTATGGGAAAACATGTTTGCCATGAAGAAGATTGCTAGTACAGATATTATTCATAGTTCACCAAGGAACCTATGGGTTTCTGGTACAACTTATGTAGAGTATGACGATCAAGACACTGATATTGAAAGTAAAGTATATCACGTTATCTCAGATAACAATAACGTATACATGTGCTTGAAAGCAGGGTCAGGAACAAGTACAACTAACCCAGATGTAACAGGCGTACAAACTTCTGGTGTTATTAATCACTCAGGCTCAGATGGTTACATATGGAAATATATGTATACAGTCCCAACATCCGATGTAACTAAGTTTTTAACATCATCATTTATACCAACAAGAAAGATTACAGCTTCACCTCCAGGAGGTTCTGATACAGCATTGATTAATCAATGGAGTGTTCAATCCAATGCAATTGATGGAGCCATATATAATATGAAGATAACTACTGCAGGAACTGGATATACATCAGCTCCAACATTGGCTATTGTTGGTGATGGCGCAAGTGCTACGGCTACGGCTACAGTATCTGGTGGAGCTATTACAGATATTACAATGACTAACGTTGGCACAGGATATACTCACGCTACTGTTACAGTAACCGGTGGTTCAGGTTCAAATGGTGCAGTAAGACCAGTAATTGGTCCTCCAGGTGGATATGGAAAAGATCCTACTAATGATTTACGTTCACATTATGTAACAATTAATACTACATGGACAGGTGATGAATCAAGTACAATTCCTGATTCAAATGACTTTAGACAATTAGCTATTATTAAAAATCCAATTGAACAAGCTAATGAAAGTGCAACAGTAACAGCTACTGGCTCAATGGTAGTTGGTAACTTTTATAAGATTTTAACAATAGGTACAACTACTGATGCTTTGTGGGCAACTGCAGGGTCAACAAGTGGTAATCCAGTTGTTGATGAAGTATATAAAGCTCTTGTTACAACATTAACTGGTTCAACTACAGGTACTATTGCTCAAGTTGCAGAAGCAAGTGCATATAATACATGTAAGAGTGTAACAATTCCTGCTGCATTATCTGCTACATATGTAGCTGATTTCGCATTTGAAGGTCATACAGGTGGTACAGTTGGTGCTAAAGGTATATGTGTAGAATATAATAACGCTAGTGGTGTATTACATTATATACAAAATGAATCTACAGGTTTTGGTACATTTACTACATCTCATTTTACTCGCGCAACGGGTTCAGGAGGTGCAGGTGATGATATTACAGCAGTAGGAGTGCCTTTGATTAACCATCATCAAGGTGATGTAATGTTTGTAGAGAATAGAACAGCAACAACTAGGGCAGCGGCACAGGTAGAGACAGTAAGATTAATAATCGCATTTTAAATAGGATAGAAACATGGCAATTTCATTTAACGTAGAACCATATTGGGATGATTTTAACACCGCTGGTGCGGATGGTTTAACTCCTAAAGAAAAATATCAAAGGATATTATTCAGACCCGGTAAGGCTGTACAAGCAAGAGAGTTAACCCAGTTACAAACAACATTACAAAATCAAATATCATCTACGGGTGATCATGTATTTAAAGAAGGTTCAGTTGTTGTTCCAGGTGCAGTTCACTTGCATAATAAAATTGACTATGTTAAATTAGATTCAGCTAATGCATATTGTGATACTGTTGTAGAATTAATTGGTACTGAATTTACTGATGGTACTAATACAGCAAAAGTTATTTATGCTGCTCTTGCTGATGGCTCAGACCCAATTACATTATTTGTACAATATATATCTGGTACTGTATTTGCTGATAACGCAACGATAACAGATGGTGCAAATAAATCAGCTGAAGTAAAGGCAGCTTCTGCTACAGGTTTTGGTTCAATAGTATCTCTTGAAGATGGCATATATTATATTAAAAAACACTTTGT